CGACATTCCAGTTATTATTTTGTACTATTTATTTCACTCCTGGTCTCTACCACTCGTCTGAGACTCTACGATGTGAGCTAGCTGCTTCTTGCTCATGAGAGCGACTGCTTCCACGGCTCGCTGCCTGTTGTACGAGTACTCGCGTATCACCGCCTCGACCTGCTCGTCTCGCTCGCGCTTGAACCACTTCGAGAAGCGCTTGCGTGGGCGCAGAGACGAGAGCAGGTAGTCGTCCTGGAGCAGGCCGGGTAAATGGTGGTTCACGTTCATGTCCTGAGCGTGCATGATCGTGTCGGGGTAGTACGAGAGCGCTCGATTTACCATGAAGGCGTTGTACTCGCCCTCGTTGGTCTCGTCGATCACTCGCTTCTTGGTGTGAGAGACCGAGGACACTATGTCGAACGGGTTCATGTGAACTCGCAGTTGATCATGATCTCGGTGAGGCACGCCATCATCGTGATCTCGGGGTCGGCCGCGAACGCTGCTTGGTACGAGTACTTGGCGACGGCCAGGACGAGGAGCGGCACGGTCTGCGGCTTCAGGAACTGAGAGGACTGGTCGTAGAGCTTGCGGTAGATCGCGTTCTGGTCTTGGTCGATGTTCTCGGCCACCCACTTCCTCATGCCCGTGTAGTTCTTGTCTCGCATGAGCTGGACCAGGTCGGCGATCGAGGTCTCGCGTAGGTCGGCAAGGATGCCCGAGTCGATCTTACCGGTAGACGAGTACCGCTGGAGCTCGTTCAGCACTCGCCTCCAGTCGGGGAAGTGCTTCTGGATAAGAGTGGCGACCACGGCCTTGTCGAACTCGATGCCCTCTCGCTGTAGGACGTCGAGGGCTCGCTTCATGAACTGAGCTGCCATCTTCGGCCGGTCCTCCTTGCCGACCGCGAAGTCGACGACGGAACACCGCGAGTGAAGCGGGGCGATGATGCGGTTCTTGAAGTTACATGTGAGGATGAACCCGCAGTTGGCCGAGAACTCCTCCATGAAGTTGCGGAGGGCGGGTTGAGTCGAGTTGGCGTTGAGGTAGTCGGCCTCGTCGAGGATCACGTACTTGCGGCCGCCCGTGAAGGACACGGACGACGCGAAGTTCAGGATCTCGTTCCGGAGCGTGTCGATGTTCCCGTTCATCGACCCGTTGATGACGATGTAGTCGCACTGAAGCTCCTCGAGCATGGCGCGAGCCACCGTCGTCTTACCTACTCCCGCAGGCCCAGACAGGAGTAGGTTCGGGATGTTCTTCTGGTCTACGAACTGCTGGAACGTAGCCTTCAGCGACGCGGGTAGAACGGTCTCCGCGATGGTGCGAGGTCGATACTTCTCGACCCACAGAAAGTTATCCATAATATAGTACCCATCAATTAGAACTCGATGTCGAGCACTTCCTTCACTGCATTCCGAATAGCCTTGCGTCCGTCGTGCTCACCTCTATTATACACGGTTTCCATAAGGTCGTACACAATTTTAGTCATATCGGGCGTCGACAAGAAGAAGTGATCCCACCACTCACCATCTCTAAACTTTCCTTTAAAGACATAGATTCCATCATCTTTAAGTTGATATACGTCCTTGAACGCCATGCTCAGCCCTCGAACTTGGAGTTCTGCTCGACCGCGATGAAGTAGGTCAGGTCCTTGGTCTCGAACTTCGAGATGCCCTTCGACGAGATCGCGACGTCGTAGTCGCTCGGCATGATCTTGATGTTCTCTGCCTTGAAGAAGAACTTGAAGTCCTTGTTCGTCTCGCCGACCTCGACCGCGAAGTTGTCGGAGGTGGAGTTCTTTGAGTCGGAGGTGCCGATCGTGATCTTGTTCCCGTGCGACTGCACGACGATCTCAGGGAGGCGAAGGACCGCGACCACCTTTGATACGTCCGACATGACCTCGTTCGGGAGCTTGAACTGAACGTCCTCGGACGGCATGTTGATCTTCTTATCCGGAGGCGAGATGATCGTCTTCGGGTCGGCGAAGGTGTAGTTCATCTTCTTCTTGCCCTCGGAGATCGTGGCCTGCCCCTTACCGATCGATACCTCGGGTTCCTTGAAGAGCGAGAGAGCCGAGAGGAACCTAGAGATGTCGTATATGGCGAACTCGGACTCGAACTCCTCCTCGACCTCAGCTCGAGCCATGATCGACTTCGAGGGGGAGATGGTCGAGATGAACTTACCCGGCTTGATGTGAACCGACGGGTTGATCGAGGAGAAGTTCTTGAGGATCTGGATGGTACGAGTAGAAAGCTTCAATTTCTGCATAGCAAACTCCTTAGCTGGTTTATCATTATATCAAAAAGTATAATCAGAGTATACAAATATCATGGTATCTAAACTACTTCTTCTTCAATTGACCGGGATCTGCCGTCGCAGGAGCTCCGATCGAGGCGAGGTCGGCGAGCGAGCCGCCGAACACGTACGTGCCTACGTGGTGCATCTTCATCCACGGGCAGAACCAAGTGCGCATGCCGAGCTCCTGGATCTTCTGGCAGAACCAGTAGTCCTCAGAGAGATATCTCTTAGACTTCGGGTCGATCTCGGCCTGGAAGTACTGCACGATCTCGCGAGAGCCGTCGAACGCAGCGGTGCGGACGTGGTCCGGCTTATACGAGTACTGCGGGAAGGCCTCGGCGAACTTCCTCAGAGTCTGCTTGCGGAGCATCATGAACCCTGTGCCGATCTCGAGGACTTCTACCGGCTCGTTCAGCGCGATCGTCTGCTGGCCACCCTTCGGGTTGAAGACGTAGTCGCCGACGAAGTTCTCGAGCACGTTTGGATCCTTATCGGCGACGCCCTTGTCGACCGCGTGCTTGATCTTCTCCCAAGAGATGCACTTCTTCGGGTACGGGCCGCCGATGACGTCGTACGGAGAGTCGTCGGACGAGAGCGCCATGAGCGCTAGGACGTCTTGTGGTGAGAACCCGATGTCCGAGTCGACGAACATCATGTGAGTGCACTCCGACCGCATGAACTCGTCGCAGCAGTAGTTTCGAGCTCGAGTCACGAGAGACTCGTTGAAGAGGAAGTACATCTGGAGATGTATGCCGTACTGAACGCAGAGCGAGGATAGGTCGGCTACAGACTTCGCGAACATACCGGCGCACTGACCACCGTACATTGGCGTAGCGAGGAAGAGCTTGCGCTCGCGCAGTTTCTCAACTGGAATCTCGATGTTCATTATCTATTTTCCTTTGTAGTGATCGTTGTGAAGGGCGAAGAAGATGTAGTGAAGCGCCTTCATGAGGTCATCCCTGTTGTTGCCGTTCTTCTTGCCGTAGCGCCATAGGTACTTAATGGCCGTGTTCCGGAAAGTAGGAGTGGCGTCTCCCATAGCTATCCACGCGTCTAGGCACTGGATATCCTGGTCTTCTGATTTGTAGTGCTGGCCGTATGTCTTGTCGATGTACTGCTTGACGTCGGCGAGGATCTTGTCCTCAGAATACTTATAGTCAATCTTCGTCATTATATACCTGTATTGTTGTGTTATTTATACGAACTCTAAGACCGTGTTGCGCCTGTAGTCGACGATCTCGTGCTCGTGGTTGTGGTTCCACTGCTTAACGAGATAGGCGTCGACTCTCTCGCGCTTCCCACTCAGAGCCTCGGACACCTCGTGAGCCATATCAGCGGCGGTCGACACGGGCACATTCTGACAGACATGGTTGAGGTTCGCTCTCGGGTCTAGAAGCTGGAAGTCGCTCGGCATGTCCATGATGGAGAGACACTCGCGGACAGTGAGATATCGGTCCTCTCGGTAGTGCGTGAGCGCGGTGGGGAGGTGGCCGACAAACGCGCCGATGTGGTGCTTCGGAACCGTCGTCTGCCTACGCATGATCGATCCACCGGCCTTGAGCTTGGCGTACATGCGGTCGCACCGGGCCGCGGTCCTCTCGTCTCCCTGCGCGCGCATCCACTCGGCGACCTTGTCATACGTATACCCCTTGTCCTCTAGGTAGTCCATTGGGTTGTACGTCTTCTCGATCCTGTCGTAGTACTCTACGTGAGATATGCCTCCCTCTACGTGCTCGAGGACGAAGCGGTAGAGCGAGTCGTGCTTGGACGGAGTCTTCTCGTTCGTCAACTCTCGCTGCTTCGCGCGTTTTGGTATAGTGTCGAGCACCTTCTCGATAGGCTTAACTTCTCTTGAGAAGTAGTTGAGGAGGGGAACCTTCTCACCTCTCCAGAAGAAGTAGAAAGACCTCTCTCGAACCTGTGGTAGACCGTGGAGGAGCGACCGCGTCCTGTAGATCGACATCGAGTAGTCGTTGAGTCGAGCGATAGAGAGCAGGCGCTGGACAACGGGCTGACCGAGCTTGTTCGCGAACTGCGGCGAGTTCTCACCCCAGAATACCTCGGGCTTCAAGTTCTCGAGTACGTACTCGGCGGTCCTGTACATCCACTCGTTAGCGGCGGCGTCCGGTGAGGCGTGGTGAGATAGAGTCGAGAGACCGGCGCACGGGCAGGTCGTGCCGATTACGTCGACTTTCTTGAGCTCAGGCGTTCCCTCATCGAGCAGGTGGTAGGGGACGTCGCCGTAGTAGTTGACGATGTGAGAGTCGTTTGACTTGAAAGGGGTGTATGAGAGGAGGTACTCAGGCCGAGATCCAAGAGACTTCTCCTGTCCTAGAACCTGACCTCCGACGAGTGGTACTATGAACGCGTGCCTCATCGCTCGGCGTCCAGTACTCGAGTGAGCTCTCGTCGCTGACGAGACTTGTCGAGAGGGTGGTTGTCGTACAGACACTCGCGCTGGCGTCGAGCGAGGGCGATGAGCGACTCCTCATCCATTCCCTCTATCCTAGACACCGAGAGGCCCGTAAACGCATCTCCATAGACCTGTCCCTCGGCCTCGGCACAGAACAGAATCGAGCCGACGTCTACTACCTGCTGCACTCGCGATCGCCACCAGCCTGAGCCGGCGTGGTAGTACTCGGGCATGAGACAACCCCAGTTCTTCTGGTAGACCTTACACATCTCGGGCTCGGTCACTCTCTCACTCTTGTTCTTTCCGCGTCGAGAGCCGTAGATGTTCACGGGCCACCTCGCTCCGGTCTTCTCAAGCCACTTTCTAGTCTTGTCGTGCATGAGCGATGAGAATACCCAAGACCGAGTCTTACTATCATCGGGCTCGTTCATGAATGCGTCTATACCTATAGACTCCTCGCCGAAGTTGTTCTCGGGTCGACGGTTGAGGTTGTACGGGTTCGGGTCGTACTGAAACATGCGGTCTAGAGACCACCCGGTCTTGAGCCTCGTGAGGTCTCCTCCCTGGAACGAGCAGACCATGAGTCGGTTCTGGCGCGACATCACTCGCTGCGCTCCGTCGATTAGGTCTTTCTCATGAGACATAACCTTCTCTTTACTGGAGTCGCCGACGTAGAGGTCGAAGATGTAGTCGCGATATGGGTCTCTGTTCTTTGTCGTGAGCTCGATCTCGTACCGGCGGATGTTCTCGAGAACCTGATCGACCTGCCAGTCGTCAAAGGCGAGAACACAGTTGGGTCTGGCCGAGATGGCGTAGAGGCCGTCGTAGATGTGCTGGCAGAAAGCGTTTGTCGAGTGGAGATATACGATAACCTCGTCGTATCGCGATAGGTCTTCGCCTATCGAGACGGCGCGCTGCTCTACCTCCCAACCCATGTCTTCTAGACAACGGATTAGTGAGTAGTGAGAGTTGAGGATCTTGAGCTCCTTGCGGAGATAGAAGTCGCGGTTACACTGCTCGCGATTCATGCCGGTTATAAGTATTCGCTTAACCATAGATATATTTCCTGCACGCTTTGAGCTGGTCTAGCTCGTATGACTTGTCGTTGAGTTTTCTATTTAGCCCAGACGGGTGTGGAAGTGTGAAGTGTTCGACATTAATTTTACTCAGCGCTCTAGAAGCGAAGCCGCCGAGGGCGAGTACTCTATCGTGACCGCGACAGCACTCTCTCAGAACATTAAAGTCGACGTCTCTGAGCGAGTACTTACCCTGCTCGTGCAGGCAGTTCGTGAACGAGAAGATGCCGATACCGAGATGATCTGCCCACCTAGGCAGGCGGTGCCACGTCGTCGACCATCCTTTTTTAGCAGTAGACGGGTTGATGCCTACAAGCAGTATTCTCATTTGACGAGGTGGAAGTGTCGCTCGTACACGTGGAGCGATCCGACGTTCCAGTAGATAGCGCCTGGTCGAATATCGAGCTTACTCGCGAGCATGTCGAGGACGTACTTCTGCCACGCATAGTCGTTCTTGTATCCGAACACGACGTCGTTGCTCCGCATCTGTACATGAGACTCGAGTCGGCCGTCCCGGATCATGTACTGAACGGTGTTCGTGCACATGAAGTCTGACATACCGTCTCGGTTGTAGTCCTCCCACATCGACGGGCGAGTGTAGATCATGACGGCGCGACGGGAGTCGGGATTGGCTCTCAGCTCGTTCTCGACTCGGTGGAACTGATTGCCGTTGGCGTGAGAGAGGATGCACCATCCGTAGTTTGAGTTGATGAACCCGTCCTTCGTGGCGACCTGCTTCCAGATAGCCGGCGTCTGACCCGCGATGTCGTTCACGTTGAGCGAGCACGACATATACCAGTCGATCTCGCGCCTGATGTAGTCATCATTT